TAATAAGAAGGCATATTATCACGATGAAGCAGGTGCAGGTAAATCAAAGGTAAGAAGGCAATTTTTTAGTATTTCTAAAAAGGAAGAAGTTAATATACAAAAGATATTTGAAGATGTTATAAAGGGAATTAAATTATGAGTATTAGAGAAAATATAGCTAGTAATATTATCAGTACATTAGATGCTGTCACTTCACCTATTGAATTTAAAAAGATTACTAGAGAACCTTTTAATCCAGAAGAATTAGCTGACCCACAATTTCCTGCTTTGTATATTTCTACAGGTGATGAAACTAGAGAAGATTATTCTATGGGGGAATATTCAGCAGGTAAACGTAGTGGAACAATAGATTATGTAATTGTTGGTTACGTTAAAGGAACAGAAACAAATTTAGATACTAAAAGAAATCAGTTTATAGAAGTAGTAGAAGAAACACTTGATACTGATAGAACTAGAGGTGGCAACGCTTTAGATACAAAAATAGTTGAAGTATCATCTGATGAAGGTACATTATATCCACTTGGAGGTATAAGGATTATAGTTAGAATATTTTATGAATTTATTAGAGGGACATCATAATGGCTAAAAGAATAAAAATATATAAACCAAATGGAATAGATACTATTGAGATTTGGGATAATGAACTAGACAAGTTTCTGGCGAAAGGATATAAACTTAGCCAAGAAAAAAAATCTACTAGAACTTCAAAGAAAAAAGAGGTAATAGTAGAAGAACAAACCGAAACAAAGGAGTATGAAGAATGGCAACCCACACAGGATTAGCAGGTACTGTCAAAGTTGGAAGTGATGCGATTAGTGAAATTGTTTCATTTTCTGTAGATGAAACTAACGATACTGTAGAAGCATCAAACTTAACATCAACTGCAAAAGTCTATAAAGCATTAAGAAAAGATGCTACTGGTACTATTGAATGCCACTGGGACGAAACAGATACTAACGGACAAGAAGCATTAGATGTTGGTTCTGAAGTCACTTTAAACTTATATCCAGAAGGTGCTGACAGTGGTGATGCATATTACACAGGAACAGCAATTATCACTGGAGCAAGTGTTAGCGTAACTTTAGATGGTATAATCAGTAGGTCGTTTACAGTTCAGTTCACTGGTGGTTTAACGCACACAACAGTTTAATCTAAATGCCGAAAAAAGATTATCTGGAAGGTGCGATAAACCATTTTAAGCATCAAGAGATTAAAGTAATAGAAGTTGAAGAATGGGGACTAATTGGCGATGATGCCATTTATGTCAAACCTTTTACTCTATTAGAAAAAGCTGAAATATTTAAAGGTTCAAACGATAATGATTTAACTGTTCTTATTGACGTAATTGTGAAAAAGTCGGAAACCAAAGATGGTGAAAAAATGTTTGACCTTGATAGTAAAGTAAGAATGAAGAAGTTTGTTGACCCAGATATTATTGGAAGGGTCGCAAGTCAAATACTTGGTACTCAATCAAGTTTAGACGATTTAAAAAAAAAATAAAATCTGACCAAGACTTAAATTTCCATTTTTTCCTAGCAGAAACATTACATAAAACTATTGGCGAAATATTGCAAATGCCAGTAGAAGAATTTAATCTATGGGTGGCGTATTTCAGTCACAAAGCTGAAGAACAACAAAAAGAATTGAATAAACAGAAACTACAAGGTAAAAGAAGATAATGTCCATTAAACAGCTTCAAATTGATATCCTTGCTAAAGACAAAACACTTAGAGCATTTAATTCAGTCAATCGTGGACTTTCTAATGTTCAAAGAAATGTCTTTAATCTTAGAAATGCCTTAATCGGTATTGGTGGTATTGCTGTATTAAAAGGATTTTTTGATGCAGGAGTACAAATTGAAAATTTAGGTGTTCAGTTAAATGCCTTATTTGGTTCAGCACAAAAAGGACAAAAAGCATTAGACCAAGTTACTGAATTTGCAAAAACTACTCCATTTAATCTTAGAAATATTCAACAAGGTATTACAGCATTAGCTACAGTATCAGATAGAGCAAATGAATTAGGAATTGATTTTGATGAACTATTAAAAATTACAGGTAATACTGCTGTTATTTTAGGTGGTGATTTTGCTCTAGCATCATTACAAATTCAAAGGTCATTTAGTGCAGGTATTGGTTCTGCTGAATTATTTAGAGAACGTGGTGTTCGTGCTATGGCAGGATTTGAGGAAGGTGTCAAAGTATCTGTTGATGACAGTATAACAAAATTAGCTGAAGCATTTGGAACTGGTGGTCAATATGGTCAGTTAATGGGTGATTTAGCTAAGACTACATCTGGAACAATATCAAACTTACAAGATGCATTTCTTTCATTTCAAATAGCTGTTGCATCTGGATTTTTCCCTGCCTTAAAAAGAGAATTAGGTGATTTAAAAGATATTGTAGATGATAACGCTGATTCAATTAGAAAATTTGGTGAATCTGTAGGTACTAATTTAGTTAAAGCATTTGAAAGAAGTCAAGAAGTTGTTGTTGCAATTACACCTGCATTAATAACAGTAAAAAATGTATTGGGTGAAATTATTGACGGATTTTTAAAACTACCAAAAGAAATACAAACTTATGGTTTAATTGGTGGTGTTCTTTTTGGTAAGAAGGGTGTTGCTATTCTTGCAGGTGCATCATTAGCCACTAATAAATTAGATGAAATAAAAAAGTTTATGAATGAATTTTTGCTTTTTGGTGAGCAAGTTAAATTCAGTATTTTTGAAGCATTAGGTTTAGATGAACAAGCAAATGAATCATTAAATACAATATTAGAAATTCAAGAAAGAATAGCAAACTTAAATAAAGTTATAGAAGAAGCAAATCAAAAAGGTCCACTTGAAGTACAAATAAAAGTAATGGACCACGCATTCGCACAAGGTCAATTAGGTGCATTAAATAATAATTTAGAAGAATCTAAAAAAAGAATAGATGGTTTAAAAGAAGCTATGGCAGGATTTAAAATTGGTTTTACAGGTGCTATGAAAGATGCCATTAAAATTACAGATGATTTTGAAAAGTTAGGTAAAAAAGCATTTGACGGATTTGCTGATAGTTTAACTGATGCCATAATGACTGGTAAAGCATCATTTAAAGACTTTGCTAGAAGTTTATTAGCTGACTTATTAAGAATTATTATTAGACAACAATTAGCTGTTCAACTTCAAAGAATATTAGGATTTGGAAGTGCTGTTGCAGGTGGGGGTGGAATTATTGCTAGTATTCCTAAACTGTTTGGTTTTGCTAATGGTGGAACACCACCTGTTAATAGACCTTCAATCGTAGGTGAACGTGGACCAGAATTATTTATTCCCAAGTCATCGGGAACAGTTGTACCTAATGAAAAAATGATGGGTGGAACAACTAATATTAATTTCACTATTAATACAGTAGATGCACAAGGTGTTGATGAATTATTAACTAATAGACGTAGTACAATTATTAATGTTATTAATGATGCACTTAACAGACAAGGAAAAGAGGCATTAGTTTAATGGCAGGTACATATCCAACAACACCAGAATTTGCATCAGTCGGATTTGGTTCAGAACAGAAAACAATTACATCTACTACTGATAGTGGAAAAATGTTTGCAGTCCAAGTGGACGGACAAAGATTTAAATTTAGTGCTAGTTATCCACCAATGAATAGAAGTGAATTTGCTCCTGTTTATGCTTTTATTATGAAACAAAGAAGTCAAAAAGAAACATTCCAAATAGCTTTACCAGATTTAAAGAATGCCAAAGGTGATGTGTCTGGAACATTGGCTGTTAGTGGTAGCCATTCAGCAGGTGATACCACCATTGATATAACAGGAATAACAGGCACATTAAAGGCAGGTGACTTTGTTAAGTTTGGTGGACATTCAAAAGTGTATATGGTTGTCGCTGATGCAACAGGCGATAGTTCTAATAATGCAACTATTACAATAGAACCACCTTTAAGAAGTGCTTTATCTAATGCTGAAAGTGTCACTTATGATGACGTACAATTTACAGTTAGACT